AGTCTGTGTGTTCTTTGTTAACTGTAGAAAATCCTTTAAACTTACGCATGTAAGTATTTATTTACAGATAATCTATGTAGTTAATGAAACGTGGTGTTTTTGTGGTCAGGAAGGTTATTTTCAGCAACAAGCCGTTGTATATGTGCTATACAACTTTCCAATAATTTGTAATTTAAAGATTCTTTGTCCATGCCTAATGGACTGAGTACTTCTAAAGTTCCGTCATCTTTAAAGACTAGGGCACAGTCGGTTTGCCCTAGCTTAATGTCATCTAAACGTACTGTTAATGTGTCTTGTTCTTTTTGCATTATTACCCATTAGCTTGCAATGGGACATCGTAGCCCAAATACTCTGCCCATGCAGGATCTCTAAAAGTGTACTGAGTAACTCCTTTTGAAGCTTTGACCATTTGCCAATATGTTGGTTCTTTTGGTTCGTTCAAAGGATCAATTACTTTGGCACCTTTCATCCAGTTGCAGGTAGCACAACAAGTAACAATGTTTTTCCAGCCGTAGCTGCCGCCTTGACTTTTTGGTTTAACGTGGTCAAGGGTCAGATCTTTGCTGGTAAATTGTTTGCCGCAGTACTGGCAAGTATAGTTGTCCCGAAGGTACACCATTTTACGGTTAAAAACTACTTTGTGTCTTGGTTTCACGTACCTTGTTGTCATTACAATACTAGGCACCGGCAATGTTAGTTTTTGGCTATGTACAGCCCAGTCATCGTGATTTTTGATTACTATAACCTTTTTTAAGAATAGTAATTTAACAGCCAGTTGCCAATCTATCACACTAGGCGGGATCATACACAATGGTTGGCCGTCTCGGTTAAGAAGTAATGTATCGCTCATAATTGTATTTAAGTCTTAAAGAACTTGACTAATAAGTAAATGTAGTGTTATTATAGCAGAACACTAATTTTAATGCAAGGAGTTTTTATGGACATCGACAGCTTGGATCACCACATTAAACATGTAACCAGAGAGCATGATAAACTAGAAAGCCAACTCGATCACATGCTTCGCCAAAAAAGTTGGAACGAGTATGAGGCCGAAAACATCAAAAAACAAAAACTTAAACTCAAAGACGAATTGAGCAAATTGCATAGACAACGATATGATTTGGCTCAAGAAGTAGACTTGTACGATGATCGTTAAGATTTATTTTCCTTACATAGATTTTTTAGTAGAAAATATTACAAGCTTCTTAGAGTTTAGTCATCGATGTAATCTCAAAGATTACGGTGCTGGTGTTGACATACATTCTAAGGACTTAGAAGTAACTAAATTATTAATGTTCAAACATAGCTTGCTGGACATCCAAAATGTCGAGCAAGCTAAATTAGAAGAAACAAACCTACGCATTGCGTATCTCCAAACCAGGCGTAAAATGCTGTTCGATTATCTTGCAGTATCGCAGGGCAACAAAGAGTTAGAATCAGCAATAAAAAGCATCAGCGAAGAGCTGGCAAATTTGGCAAAATCTACCCAAATTTACAAACAAATTGACATTGAAATCGACGAGTCATTGCATACTGTACTTGTCCAAAATAACCTTTTAAATTGACATTAATTACGTTTTGTTGTACAATAAGCGTATTGATAACCTAATAGGACTGATATGACTGAGCCTTGCTACCGTGTAATTTCCGCACTAGAAGACCATAACCTACGCACAAATAAAGAACAAATCATCGAAGCTGAAGCCAAGGCAGGCAATGATGAATTTTTCGAAGGATGCAGGCTAGCACTTGATCCTATGATTACTTTTGGCCTTAAACAAATACCGGAGAAAATAGATGAAGATGGTCCTGGCTTATCTTGGGATGATTTTGTTAGCGATATTATCGGTTTTCGTAATCGTACAGTCACAGGTCATGCCGCTCGTGATCTTGTACTACAAATGATCGAGACTGCTACAAAAGCAGAATGGAACGGGTGGTATCGTCGTATCCTTATCAAGGATCTGCGTTGCGGTGTCAGTGAAAAAACTATTAATAAAGTTGTGGAGAAGAAATATGCTGGTTATGCTATTCCTATTTTTGGTTGTCAGCTTGCTCATGATAGTGCTAACCATGAAAGCAAAGTCTCAGGGCAAAAACTTATCGAAGTTAAACTTGACGGTGTTCGTATTATCACTATTATACACCCTGATGGCCGTGTGGATATGTTTAGTCGCAATGGCAAAGAGCTTGTTAACTTTCCACATATAAAAGAACAATTAAAATTCGTTGCCGGCATCGGAGGCATTGATCATGCCATGGTCTTAGACGGTGAGATTATGTCGTCTAGTTTTCAAGACTTGATGAGACAAGTACATCGCAAAAGTGATGTTCAAAGCGAAGATGCTGTGCTTAACTTGTTTGATATTTTAACTCTAGAAGAATTTGAAGCAGGTTCTAGTGATACCTCCCAAATTCGTCGCAGTGAAATTCTAAGCAATTGGCATTCTGTCTATGAAACCAGTATGCCAAACGTTACTGTAGTAGGACAAGAGCTTGTTGACTTAGACACTACTAAAGGTCAAGCTCGTTTTAAAATGATTAATACTCAAGCGGTGGCGGGTGGCTACGAAGGCATTATGATCAAAGATCCCAATGCTGGCTACGAATGTAAACGTAGTGTGGCTTGGCTTAAACTCAAACCTTTCATTGAAGTTAGCTTGAGTGTTATTGGTGTTGAAGAAGGCACTGGTAAGAATGAAGGCAAAATGGGTGCTATTATCTGCGAAGGTGAAGATGATGGCAAGTTGATCACTGTTAATGTTGGCAGTGGCTTTACCGACGAACATCGAGACGAATACTGGGCTAGTCGCAACAAACTCTTGGGTATGGTTGCAGAAGTTCGTGCAGATGCTGTTACTATGAACCAAGATGGTACTTATAGTCTACGCTTTCCTCGCTTTAAAGGCTTCCGCGGTTTTGATATTGGGGAGAAAATCTGATGAGCGATTCGCACAAATGTAATGTTTGCAGTTGCACGTTTACCAATGACGAAGGCGGTGTACATGGATATTTTGGTATGATACCCGTGTCCTTTTGTCCCACTTGTTTTAGTTGTATGTGTGACATGGTTCACCAGGTATCCGACGAAGAAGCCGAAGATGATTTTTAATTTTAAACATTTATCCGAAGTCGAAGAAAGTTACTTTGCTCATTTGCGTTACAACTTATGGGTCGCCGGTATGGTGTTACTATTAGCCATAGTTAGTTTTATACATGCCATATTGCCGTTCATGTTTTCACGATGGCCTTTTGCTATTAGAAAATATATGATGGAAAAAAGTTTGCACAGGGATCGACAAATTAGTCGAGCACTAAGAAAGAAAGGATTATAAATGATCGACAAAAATACTAACACATTTGTATTCTCGGGCTGGTTCGGCTTTTGGATCTTCATGACTGTTTTTTTATTGTGTGATGCATATTTTTATTCGCAAGGTAATGAATCTATGTTTTGGCGGTATAAACCAGTTGAAGAAAAAGTTTTACGATCAGGGCCGACAATTTAATTTGTATGATAAGTCTCAACTTTAATCTACGCAATCCGTGGACTAACGAGTTTAAAAACTTGTGGTGTAAGAGTTATGTTACTCCATTCAAGCACAAGTTTATTGAACTAGAGTTTCTTAAAGACTCTACCGTTGTATCGTTTATGTTTAACTGGACTATACGACAAAGCCACGCCGGACTGGGCATTGTCTTAGGCCTGTTTGGATATAATGTACACTTTAACTTTTATGACAACCGTCATTGGAATGTCGAAGAAGGTCGATGGATGTTCTATGACGAAGAATCAGGATTATATTGAAAATGTTTATAACTGCAACAAAAAGTAATATCAAAACTATTCGCCCCGGTGATCCTGATTGGATTATTGTAGACGGACTTACAGTATCTCATAGAGCAGGTTTTGAAATCTGCGGAAGTATGCCCTATGAATACAAATTAATTGTCACAGAATGTATGAACAAAGGTTGGTTGCGGCCTATTGCACACCAACCTGTACACGAACACTTTATGGAAGAATTAACAAAATGACAAACCCATTTCGAGATCAAGAAAAATTTATGCGGGCCTGCGACCAAAAGGTTGATGCCTACACTATTTCACAGTACAAGATGTATTTGAAACTCATCGAAGAAGAACACACAGAACTTAAAGAAGCTGTTGAAGCCGATGACCTAACAGAACAACTAGATGCACTAATTGATATTTTAGTTGTTACCATTGGTGCTATCCATAGTGCTGGCTTTGACGGAGAAGGTGCTTGGAAAGAAGTTATGCGAACTAACTTTGCTAAGATTGACAAAGAAACAGGCAAGGTTCGTAAACGTGAAGATGGTAAAGTATTAAAGCCCATTGGCTGGACTGCACCAGAACTCAAGCCTTTTCTTAAGAAAACAAATTAATAAGCCCATTTGCCGAGAGGCGCAGGATTGGCAACATTATTACTGGTCGCTAGTCGTTGACTAAAGTTTAATCCCGGTAAATTAAAACCTTTATTAATCAGCCAACTATTTGCGGCCGCTTGTTGCTGTGCATAGTTGGCTGTGTTAGATGTTTGTTCATTTAATCTACCTGACTGATACAGCGCATTGGTTTTGTTTAGGCCGGCAGTAACTACTTGATCCGCTGTACGTGGATTGCCATAGTTACCATTGACCATAATATTTGCTTCTAGTTGTCTTCGAGGACGATCTCGTTCATCTGCGGCAATAAGGCCAGCGGCCCTGTTCCATTCACCATTAGCGTACAAAGAAGTTAAATTAATTTTTTTGTCACCGACATATGAATAACTTGCATCACCTAATTGATTGTGCATACTTACTAATCCATCAAATTGTTTAGGTGCGACTGTTGATACTCCGGCGCCAGTTAACATATTTCTAACAGCTTGTTCACTGTGACTAATATCCTGTGCTAACAATTGATTTGCACGTTGTTGACTAATACCGTTATATAAATTTTCTGATGGTATGGAATTATTACCGGTTGCTCTTAATTCTTGTTGTAGTTTCATTTCCGCTGTTGGCGGCAAGTTATAACCAAACACATTAGCAACATTTAATGCTTGACTAGTAGGTATACCTTTTGCTCTAGCTTCTTCAAGAACGGCCAAACGCTGATCGGGTGTCAATCTAGGTGTTTCTGGAAAATCTGTGTATTTGCCGTCCTTATAAATTTGTTGCAATTTATAATTAGTTTGTTCTTTTTGCTCGGCTAATTCTTGTATCTTTTTTTCCTTAACTTGATCAGCATCTTGTTGTTGTGCTGCCGTTGGCTTGACTTCTGTACCAGTTAACTCCTCATATTGTGATTGAGTGGCTGTTGTAGTGCCATCTTCGTTGGTAGTAAGAGTTGAACCATCGTCGAAGGTCTGTGTAGCGGGCGCCGACTCATCAACTGGACTGCCGTATCCTATACTAGTTCCGTCACCGTCTTCGTAGGGATAACCTCTAAATTTGTTTTGATCACGTATAGCATCAACAACTTCGGGACTAGCTGTTGCTTCTTCTACGGGAATAGGCATAGACTTTTCCGGGTCTTGTTCTTCAGATTCTGTTACAGGAACACCTTTGTCACCGGGCGCAGGTTCTACAGGGACTTGCTGTGGTGCCGGATCTGATTTCATTTGTCGATTACCAGGACCTTTAGGCACAATACTTCCGGTGTGGCCAGCCCACGGTTCATGCTCGGGTACTATTGGCATGATAGCTTCTGTTACTAAAGTATTTCCCACTAAACTATATGCCTGTGGATCTTTGGCGTCCGGTGGAATAGGGCCATTCATGTGTATAACTGCCGCGTACTCTAAATACATACCGACAACTTTTGTGCTGGCTTCGCCGCTAACAGATTCTCTTAGGTCGCCAGTGACTACAGTATTCAATCCAGTGGCATCGTATACTGATGATGTATTGGCTCCTTGAATGTTAACACTGTCAACTGCTTGTAT